TGCTGAGGTCGTTGACCTCGTTCATGTAAAATTTTCTCTTTGGAACAATAAATTATATTGTGTTGTTGTGTGCCATTCGCAACGAAAAGAGAACATCCAGGAGGCAATTTTTTAAGTGCATTTTTCCAAGTCATAGGACTTGTCCAAGTGATATAGCCCTGATGATGAGGAGTCCCTGTAGTAGGAGCTTTTTCATCGCCTACTATAATATACTTGCATCGTAATACAGAATAATCAAAGGTCGTAGGATTATTCCAAGTAAAACAATACGATCTATATTTTTCTTTCGAGTCTTCTTTCGAGTCGATCGACATGATTAAGAACAGATGTTATATACTATATGTATTATTTCTTTATATGAAAATAAATAATTAATTCTGATCCCCAGGAACAGAGGTGAGGAACAGAAGTCGGGGGGTAATATTAGACCCCCGACTAGGGCCTACGGCCTGTTTTCCCAAAAGGAAAAAAAAATTTTTGCGGCGAATTCGTTCGCACCAAAAATATGGATTAGATATCAGTTTGGTACCGGGGTTCCCAAACCTTTGTTATATAGTCAATAGTAACCTGAAATACCTGGGCATTAGGGTCACCACCTGACACACAGTTGCCGAACCATAAGGTATATGTAGGCTCTTCTGTAGGATTTTGACCAAAGAGAGCATGAAGGGTTTCATATGTAAAGACTGAGTCCTTTTTGGGTATTTGATAAAATTTTCTAGCAGAAAATGTCCTTCTATTAACGGTAACAGAATTAGGTGAATGACCACCAGCTACTTTATAACCAATATTTCCACCATAAGAGCCACTACTTCGTAGTATATCCAAGGCAGAGGTGGAAGCAGGAGATATGCTATTCAGATTTCTAGCAAGGGTTATACCCCACATACCAGGGGTTGTGGCAGTAGAAAGAGTCGCTAACTGTTTAATTGTTATTTTAGAGCCTAAAACCATGTAATGTGCATAATTGGCTTCATATTCACTATAGTTTTGAACAGATGTGCCTACACCACTGTAATCGGGATCGTATATGCTTGCAGCACGATACTGTTGAGTGGCAACCATCCCAGTAGAGGGAGCATCAAGGACAACATTCGTAACGAATCTAAACTTGACTAATTCGGTTTGTCGCAACCCAGCCAGTGGGATAGCTTTCTTCTTATAACGGCGAGAAGTTCGCTTACGACGATAAGCAACCTTCTTCTTAGCATTGTAGAGTTTCTTGCGGGGCATTATGTATATATACATAAAGATATTTCTTTAAAAAATAAATAAATAATTGTAGTTGGGCGGGTCATTTGATCTTTAACCAACACCACACCCGGCTTCGCCTCTGTGGTGTTGTGCCCCGGGTGTGTGTGTGTGGTATGCATCACTGCATTGACCCCATTTCTTCGATGACATCGATCCTTCGGATCAGCTGCTGAATATCTTCCCTCGTATCGTAAACTTGCTCAGGATGTTTTGGACAGGTTATAATAATTAGCTTGGCTAATAATTGGCGGGAACCGCCTTTATATTCAACTGTATAGGGAATTCTATCGAGTATCCTTAACAGTTCATGAAATGTACAATAATCTCCCCTAAAATCATCGATTATGACATGTTCGTGGGCATCGTAGCCTTGCCACCATTGTAGAGTCTTTCCGGATATCCATGGATCCTTACACTCTTCCATAGCTCGCCGAGTCTTACCGGTACCTGTCGGTCCCCAATACCATTTAACAATGGGTTTAAAGTCTCGCTTTCGCTCACAATATTTTAAAATCATCTCTGCTGCCCTATAGGCCTGATAACTGTTTGTTACATCAATAACGGCCCGCATACCACCACCTTGGGCGATGACCTGCTTGACCTCCACTATATCGTTTCTTTTGCCCTGCTGAGGTCGTTGACCTCGTTCATGTAAAATTTTCTCTTTGGAACAATAAATTATATTGTGTTGTTGTGTGCCATTCGCAACGAAAAGAGAACATCCAGGAGGCAATTTTTTAAGTGCATTT